CCGTAGACGCCCGAGGCGTTCATTTCATTCAGGTACGGAGACTGGCGACCATTCTCGCGCTTGGCGCGCTCGATGAAGCCGGTACCGCGCTCATAGGTGACGGTGGTGGTGTAGCCACGGAACGGCAGGAAGTTGTGGTCAACACGGGTCGCGTAATACGACCCCTTCATCCCGCCACGAGAGATATCGATGTACATGCCGGCACGAATCCGCTCGTTGCCCTTCAGCACAAGCCGACCAGACTCGAACACCACGTTATCGCGGTTCTGCTTGACCAGCGTCTCGCGCCGGCGATCCAGCCAGTCGATCAACGTGCCGCGCTTGGCCGTGAGCTCGGTGCCGCGCTTGCCGTCGAAACGGTAGCCCTGGTTGGTCTGCAGCTCCATGATCCGGATGCCGTAGAGCGTCGGGTCGCAGTTGCGGTAGTCCTGAATGAAATAGGACTCAGGGCGGTTACCGGCGGCCTGCAGCTTGAGGGTCGACATATCCGACAGGGAATAGCTGGGATTGTTCACCCAGAAATAGTTCGCCGTGTTTGCATCCGAGCGACCGCTCGACAACGACACTACGTCGTCATCGGTGAGCGCAATCCGGCGGACCCCAAGCCCCTGCGTCAGGCCATGGCCGGTGGTGTCGAATACCTCGCCCTGCTTCTGGATTTCCTCACCGCCGGCGCCATAGAACGGGTTAGGCCGATACACCAGCGTGACCCCCTCCTCCCGGTCCTCCAGGTACAGCTCATTCCAAGGCCCGACATCACCAAAGAAGGACATCATCTGGTACAGGGCACCACCAGAGAAACTGTTCACGCCGAAGGGCGAGATGACGCCCTCGCTGACGGTGAGGTCAAAGACGCTGACCTCCTCGATAGGAGACTCCAGCGTGCCGCCAGCGCCGAACAAGCCAGTGGTCCGCATCTGCTCGATAAACTTATTCAGCACCATGTGCGTGACCTCGAACATAAACTCGTTCGGGGAAAACTCGTTCGAACTGTTGACGCCGTAGTTCTGGGCAAACTTGAGGAAGGTCAGCAGATCCTGGCCCATCACGTAGTTGGCAAAATATCGAATTTGCAGGATTTGCCACAGCTTCCCGTAGTCCTGGCCACTGATCTGAATTGCCCGGGCAGGAGAGCCGTCAGGAGAGATGACCTCCGTGCGGTTCACCGACGAGACGAAGCCGCGCATAACGATCGGCAGCTTCTGCGGCAGGCGCTGGTACTCCTTCACGAAGTCCGGATGGGTCGGAGCATGCGCCATGCGAATCTCGATGACATCCATGGGCTCGATCAAACCGTACAGCGACTCCATCTGAGAGTTGGTGCCCATGAACATCCGGTCAGCCAATGTCACGTTGAAGCCACCCGCCGGCTCCCGAACTCCCTTGCTGACGTTGACAGACCCGGCCTCACCAAGGAACGGGGTCAGGTCGATAACCGAATCCGTGCCCTTGAAGCGGCCAGAAGCAGGAGCAGAAGCCCCCAGGCCGTCACCACCAGCCACAGAATCGCGGCCGACGTTCTTCTTCAGCAGGACGCTGATCTTCGGGTGGTAAACAGGGACCTGCGTAGATTGGATCGGCATGTATTCAGCTCAGCAATCAGGTGCGACCAGCGCCAGCGGCAACGGGTAGCTTGACGGAAGTCTGCGCCTCCACCGGATCCGCACGATCGATGCCGTGGAAATCACGCAGGGTGAACGCGCCCTCAACACGAGCAACGATCGGCTGGCCATTAGGACTGCCGGCCGGATTGCCAGCCGGAATATTACCCGAAAGCGAGTCGGCATTTGCGCGCGAAAGGATGCTCGGGACGTAGGCCTGCGTTTCCTGCGGCAGGTACGACAGCCAGTCACTGCCGCCGGCGGCGATCGCCTTGTGCACGTTGCCAGGGCCGGCATTGTACGCAGCAAGGGCCTTGCGCTTGTCGCCTCCGAACTCCTTTAGCATGGCGTTCAGGTAGTCACGGCCAAAGCGCATGTGCTCAGCCTCGGAGTCGTTCTGCAGAGGCTTGACGCCGTAGCCTGGATCAACCCCTGTGCCAGGCATGATCTGAGCAATCCCGCGAGCACCCTTACCGGACTGCAGCAGCTTGCCGTCCTTGCCGTAGTGGTTACCGCCGCTCTCCTGCATGATCATCGCCTTGACCAGGCCGTCAGGAGCGGCACCAGACGAAGCCTGCTCACCAGGGGTCTGCGGCACATCCTCGAAGGTGATCGGCTCGCGCACGCCGGCAGAGCCCGGCAGCTCACCATCACGGCCACGCATGCGCTCGAGCGCGGCATCCGCCGGAGAGCTGGCAGCACCGCGCTTCTTGAACTCGATGAAGTCAGACTCCTCACGCTCGAACTGGTAGCGCTCGGCCTCCTGCCGCTGAGCAATATCGCGCTCAACCATAGCTCGCATTTGCGGGCTGGCGTTTCGCTTGTCGGCATTCTCGCGACTTACCCGGAGCTCCTCAGCGTGACGGGCCTCCATATCGCGCCGGCGAGCCTCGTGACCACCCATGCCCTCAGCCAGAGCTTGATTCTTGGCATATTCCGACTCGGGCGCCAGCGCGCGCGCCATGGCCACCACGGCATCCTGAATGGCGGTGATGGCAGGCAGGACCGCGCCACCGATATCCGTCAGGGTGTTATGCAGGGCATTGACCGCGTCTCGGGTTTCGGTACCGGCATTCGCCTCCTGCTCGCGTACAGCAACAGCCTTGAGCATGACCTCGCGCAGCGCAGACATATCGCCATCGGCCAGCTTGGCCTGAATATCGTTGCGCTCCTTGTCGGTCAGGTCAGATCGCTTAGAGAGCCGCTCGGCCATCTTCTTAAGGTCTTCATCACTGGCGGTCGAGATGCGAGCAGCACCAGCAATGCCAGAGGCGCTCAGCTTGCCGATATCGTCCCCGACAGCACTCTGCAGACCAGTCAGTTCCTTGCGGTCCAGGTTCGACAAGGCAGCGGCCTGGCCGTAGCTGCTCAGGCCGAAGTAGTTCTTGATGGCGTCCAGCTTGAGCGAGCTGCCGCCGTACTGCCGGTCCATTTCGTCCATCACCAGGGACAGGTTGTCCTTTCCAGTGAAGGACGGAAGGTCTATCCCGTTTTTGCCAGCAAACTCGCGCACGGCAGAGGAGACGCCGGAGCCAAACGCGCCCTGCTCGAGCACAGCCTTGGCCATGATCGGGTCGAGGTTCGGCATTGCGCGCGACAGGGCGCCATACGAGAAGTTGAGGCCAGCCTCACCCATGCCACCACCGCCACGGATAGCGTTATCCACGCTCATCAGCAGCGCCGCAGCGTTGCTCGGGTCGCCCTTCAGGCCGATATCGTTCGAGGAGGTCAGGCCAGCCAGCGCTCCGCCAAAGCCGGCGACGTTGCCAGAGGACAGCGCCAGGCGAGCCACCTGCGAGCTGAACGAGGCAACAGCATTAAGCACCTCGCCAGCCTTGCCAGTGGTCTGCCCGCGCTCGATCGCCTCAGCGATCAGCATGGCGAACTTGCGGCCGTCGCGATCGTCGGTCTTGATCTGGCCCTGGTGGCGCATCTGCGCCATGAAGCTCACGCCCTCAGAGAGGTCCAGGCCGTAGGCACGGGACAGGCCGAAGCCGGTGCGCAGGTTGCCCTGAATGTCGCCGCCGTCGCCGTTGGCTACCTCGACGTAGTGCTTACCAAGAGCCGCAGCCTCGGTGTACAGCACGCCAAGGCCCTCACCAGAGGCGCGGACTTTCGCGCGCAGGTCGTCAAAGCCCTGCGTCAGGTCGTTGGATTTGCGCAGCAGCTGGTCGGTGGTGGTGGCCTCCTGGCGAGCCAAGTCAACAGCACGGCCAGCCATGGCCATGAGGCTGGTCACGCCAGCCAGGGCAAGGCCGGCGGCAGCCACACCCTTGATCGACATGGCGCCACGGTATGCCATACCGCCCCAATTGCGCCCCTCACTCGGAGTGCCAGGCGCACCAGTGCCCGAGCCACCGCCATGACCGCCAGACCCGCCACCATGGCCGTGGCCACCAGCAGGAACAGGGAAGGCCATGCCAGCATTGCCGCCAACCAGGCCCATCACATGACGGCGGTACCGCTCAGCATCACCGGGACGGACAAACATCTGGTTGTTGCCAGCGTGCCAAGCCTCGAACGAGTCGAAGCTGCGCAGCCGGGAGGTCCCACCGATGCTCTTGTTATTGCGGATTTTGTCGAAGCTGCGCAGAAAGGCGTCGGCCTGCTTCGGGTCGATCGCCTTGCCCATTTCCTTTGACAGGATCCTGGCAACAGCCTCCAGGCGCTTTGCCGAGTATTCGATGCGCTGCAGGCCGGCGGAAGCCTTCTCACCAGCCTTGCCGACCTGCTCGACGCTCTTCGCTACATCGGCGACCGACTGATCAATCTGACCCAGACCAGCATCGACACCGCTGACGTTGGCATCAACGCCGATCTGCACCTTATTGGTCATTCAGGTCTACCTCTTCCCAATCATCATCGCCTGCCTCGCTGGCAATCTTCTCCAGCTCGGCCTGCATATCGAAGTCGTCGTCTTCGACTTCTTCAGCCACGCCATTATCGGCGTAGTGGTGAGCCCAGTATTCAGCCATGAGCTCGTCCTGAGTCAGGCTCAGGTATCGCGGGTCATTCGGCGGGAGACTGTACTTCCGCCGGAACCAGAAGCCGATCGTCTTCGCTGTTTCCCGAGCTTGCGCCTTGGCCAGCTTCTCCCGGCTTTCTACGAAAGGATTCCTCCTTTTCTCGCAACCCCACATATACCCGGCTGATTTGATCGAAGGTGTCCGGGTCCAGCGGGTCCAGCTCCTCAAGTTTCCAGTTCAGGGGAGCGGCAACCATCAGCACACGCAACGCAGACATCCAGACAGCCAGGTTATAGAGCCAGTTGGTCGGGGCCTCGTTGCCATCAATGATGCGGGAGTGCTCAGCCTGAATGCGGAGCTCGTCGCCGAGCGTGCGCTTGGCGAAGGTGAAGGCACCCAGGCCTTCTACTTGGACAACAAAATCCGTGGCGCTTGGTTTACGCATGGTCAGTATTCCTGGTCAAAAGAAGGGGGAAGGCGCCCCGAAGGGCGCCTCTTGGATCAACCGCCGGTGCCAGTCACATCCAGGGCATTGAACATGCCGTTGGCCATGACGATGGCGTGCTTCTGGACGTCCAGCGAGCCAGAGGCATACGAGCAGCCGATGTACTTACGGATCAGGCCGCCGTCGTCCTTCGACAGGACCTCGATATCGAACACCAGGCCGCGCAGGATATCGTCGCCGTTTTCGACAGCGATACCGGCAGCGCGCATGTTGCCCTTGTTGAGGACCATGCTGGAGACGTTCAGCGAGTGACGCGCCATGGTTGGCACGTACTCCGTCACATGGATATCGCCGATGCCCGAAGCGGGCTCCGGCGCATAGTCGTCGTTCATGCTGACGGACTGCATCAGTCCGATCTGCTTGCCGTCGAACACAACCACGATCCGGTTACCGGAGCGGGTCTGCAGGTTCTGCTTCATGGATCAGCTCCTTACGCAGACGCGGTGCCGGAGTACGGCACGGCGAAGATGGTGACAGGGATGTAGTTCACCGGAATCACCGGAGAGCACTGGAACTCGACCCGCAGCACATCGCCCTCGATCGAAGCGGTGATGTTCTTGTAGGGCGGGTTCGCCTCATCGCCAGCCAGGACGCCTGGGCCTTGCGGCTCCTGACGAGCGAGCTCGCGCAGGGTGCTCTCGGAGATGTTCACGGCACGAGCCAGAGTGATCTGGTTAGCCTTCTCACCACGCAGGGAGTCCAGCGCATTGCGAATGTTGCGAGACACGAAGTCCAGCGCCACGCCAACAGAAACCTCGACACGGTTGTAGTTGTCGCTGATCAGCCAGGTGGTGATCGACTGCACAACCTTGTAACCGGTAGCGGTATCTTCGACGCACAGCAGGCCGCCGGTAATCAGACGATCGGTGTCGGTCGGATTGCGCAGCTTGCGCTCCAGGCCGCGCACTTTCAGCGCCTTGTTGGTCAGGGCGGTGCCAGGGTTCGAGCCAGAGAACGCGCCAGCCAGCAGGGCAGCCAGGATATAGGGCTCGTACAGCTTCAGCGCGCCGTTGGCGTCGTAGTCGTAGAAGCCCAGGTGCACCAGGGAGGTACGGTCGCTGTTCAGGGCCTTTGCCTTGACCAGACCATCGTCATCCGAGGTCGCCAGGGCGGTACCGCAGATAGCACGACGCTCCATCCGCGCCACGTTGCTCATGTACGCAACATGGCTGTCAGCCATGGCGTGAATGGCATCCGAGCCGGACAGCGGAACGACCCACTGGCAATCCACAGACTGCAGCACTTCATCGAAGGCGTCCGACCATTCCTGGTTGGTAACCACGCCATCGCTGCCGCCGGCCAGATAGGTCCAGTTCATAGCAGCGGGCGGTTTGCCGGCACCAGGAACGCGGGTGGCAGTCACAAAACCTTCAGCCTGGCCATTGAACCAGTCCACAGCGGCCTGCAGATCAGCTGTCACGGTGAAGGCGGTGGTCTTCACATCCTGCGCAACCAGATAATCCAGGCCGTTCAGGGTGGCAGCGTTTGCATTGCCATCCGCCACCGAGGCCGCGAAGCCTGGCAGGGTGTTGATGCGATCGACCACCTGCTGAACGGTCGGGAAGGCGTTCAGGTCGATATCGGCAACGGTGCTGCCGGACGGGGCCTGCAGGATTACCTGGTCGCCATCGATGGTCAGCACCGCAGAGGCCTCGGCACCGGTGTAATGCACGGTGAAGGCGTTACGGTAGACGTCATCTTTGACGTAGTAGTCATCGCCGAGCTGGGTGGACAGCTTCACGCCACGATTGGTGCCGGCCTCGACCTTGACCTTGATCTGGTTGGTGTACAGACCGTAGTCGGTGGACTTCAGCGTGATCACATCAGTAGCGGCAGCTCTCTTCAGAATCAGCGAAGCCTGCACCGCAGGGTTCACGCGAACGAAGACCACCTCCGCCGGAGCGCCAGTCTGAGCAGAAGGATCGAAGGCCTTCTCCACAGCTTTCAAGCCCTCACCACCACGCAGCAGGGCGCGGGCCTGCGACGGGCTGCCGATGCGAATGGCAGTACCCGGTGCACCACCCTCCGAGCGGCCGACTAGGGCAAGCACATTACCCACGGAAAGACCACGGTTGAACATGGCCGAGTCGTCGACCTTGCTCATGGTTGCCGGGCTGATCCACAGCCGGCCATCAAAGAATACAGGCATCAGTCAGTCCTCAAGCCGGTTGCTGGGAGAAGGCCTGGTAGCGAGCGGAGTAGTTCGCCACCGTGTCCTTCAGTTTGCCGCTCGACTTCTCGGAAGCGTAAAAGCCACCGATCAGGGAGACGCGCTTGTCTTTCGTGGAAAGCTGCTTGCAGAACTCGTCCAGGGTCAGCGCGTAGCTGTCCTCGACGGGTTGAGCCGGAGCGGCCTGCTCGGTTTTGTCGGTGTTTTTGCTCATGAGCCTCACCTTCGGTTTGAGAAAATCGCCGCTCTACGGCGTGTTGTTGGTTAAGGTGACGACGCGAATCGCACCCACCTGATCGCTCACGCGGACAGGAGCCAAACAGCTAAAGCTGCTCATCACCTGATAAACGGGAGCGCCGAACTCACCATTCACGGCATCAACGTCCTGCTGGGTCAGGTTGACCTGGATGATTCCGCGAGTGGCAAGAACTGGCATGTTGGCAATGATGATCCGGCGTATGCACTTGCGGAGCTCGATCCGCTCGTCGCTGTTCAGCGACCAGGCCACGATCGTGAGCTGCACCTGCGCCAGCCAGCCCTCGGACTCGCTCCAGGCAAAGCCCTCAAGGTCGAATTCATCACCACTGATATCTTCGCCCAGGCCGCGCTCGGCCGACGTTTCGCTTTCCAGGTGAATGGTCACCAGCGGGAAACGAAGATCGCGCTCGAGCGATGGCGGGGCGGTGTAAACCTGAATGAAGCCAGCATCCGGCAGCACGTTGCCACGCTGCACTTCGACCACCAGGCCAGCCTCGATGCGATCGCGCATGAACGAGAGCACATCGGTGGTGTTTTCCTGGTATGAGGCTGCCGGAGTGCCCAGCGCAGTCGCGCCAGCGGTCCAGACCGTGCCGTCGAAGTAGAAAGGCCGGTAGCAGACGGCGGCCCCATTCTGCAGCAATTCAGCGTCTACGATGACAGTATCATTGCCCTCGAAGACCAGCACAGCGGACGGGTCGTCGTAGGTGGTAAAGCTGTCGGTGGACTTTTTCAGCACGCGCCAATTCACAGCCCCGGCAGGCGGGGTCAGGAATAGCCGGATTGCATTACCGGCGGCGAGAGGCTGGACCATGCTGATCATGCAGTCATGGTGCCGTCACGACAGGCAGGGCGCGCATTCGTGACGGCAGAATCAGGACATGGCTATGAAATTCGAAATCAAGCTGGACATCAGCCCACTGCTGCAGGCGCACCAGGCGATCAACCGCCAGGTGTTCCCGCTCGTCAATCAGGCGGTCAAGGGCATTGCCCAGCAGACCATGAATGACTGGCAGAAGGCCGTCCAGCACGCAAAGCTGTGGTCCGGCGAGAAGGATGCATACGCACAGTCGATTAGCTGGAAAATGACTGGCGACTTCAGCGCGATTGTCGAGGCCACATACCGCAGCGCGGAGGAGATCGAAAACGGTCGCCCGGCCCGCGACATGAAGCGGATGCTGAACTACAGCCTCAAGGTCCGCCAGAGCAAGGACGGCACCCGGTACCTGTACATTCCATTCAGGCACAACACCCCAGGCCACGGCGCGCACGCGATCGCCATGCCGGCGGACGTTTACGGCCTGGCGAAGAAGCTGGCACCCACTACAGTGACCGGCCAGGGCGAACGCCGCTCCGGTACCGGCGCGATGGACGTCAAGACCAAGGGATACCTGACTGTTCCCCAGAACACATACAAGTGGGGTGAGCGACTGTCGGCAGGCCTGCGCGAGAAGATGAAGCCGCACCATGCCACCGATATCTACGACGGCATGTACCGCTTTAACACCACCACCCCAGGCGGCAGCAAGAGCAGCCAGTACCTGACATTCAGGACCATGAGCGAGAAATCCAGCGGCTGGATCGTTCCACCTCAGCCAGGGCAGCACATCGCCCGAGGCGTCGCCCAGAAGATGCAGCCAAAGGCGACTGCCGCCTTCGCCGAGGCCATCAAACGGACCCTGGCAAAAGGCGGCTCCTGATCAGCGACCGAACAGGTCGAACTTGCGAAGCTGGACGCGCTTAGGGAGACGAGCCCCGCTGTGCTCGCTCCGATCGCTGGGCATCTGGTCGAAGATGTAATACTCGTCGTACTTCACGCCAGACAGGCTGTAGGTGGCGCCAAGTGGCGGCTCATCACCAGGGGCCCAGGATAGGTCGCCGTTATCATCGATCGACGGCAGGGCGCCATCCACAGGAAGCCGTGACACCGGATCCAGCCAGAAGCATCGAGTGAACTGCTCGACCTTGAACAGCAACCGCTCAGGCATGATTCCGCCGCGCACCAGTGGCTGACTGAACACCTCGGTACTGTTCAGCAGGGTTACCCGATCGAAGCGACCAGCCAGGCCCCACATGGGCGAGCTCTCCGGCACGCTGAGCGTCAGATCGCCGGAGTCGAAAACGCCGGCATCGATCATTTCTGCGGTCACCTGCTGCCGGCTGACGCCGCAAGTCGTCTGCACCGGAGCATCCCAGAAGCGCCCCTTTCCGCCACAGAGGGCATGCTTAGAGTCGGCAGCACCGGAGGCCGGATTGACGCAGGCGCACCCATAGGAGCGCCGCCAGAGCATTTGCTGACCGATAGAGGCCAGGTGGCGATTAAACGCCGCAGGGTTCAGACGCATCAGAATACCGCCATTCTCACACCATTGATCCGCGACATCAGGCCGCCATTGGCGCCATCGGTGCCGTTCATGATGTTGTCGAAGGCATCATGATACTTCGACACATCCACGCTCATGGACTGCGACAGGCCGTCCGCACTGATCGAGCCAGACTGAGGCATGAAGTTGTCCTCGACCACCTTGATCATGGCCATCTTGGTAACAGCCTCGACCATTTCTGGGTAGGTGGTCGCGGCATCAGCGATACCCGCGACGTACTCGACCTCGATCGCGAAGGGTAGCGACCGTCCGCCAGCCATCTGCTGCATGACCATGCCGCCGATAGGCGACAGGAAGGGAGCATTTGTCGGCACGAACTGCATATGGCCGTACTTCTTATCGACCCGCACCCACTCCAGCGGCATGTTGAGCACCGTGGCCGCAGGCGACGGATACACAAACTTGACAGACTGGATCGACTGCACCGGGCGCTGGCGAAGCGCAGTAAAACCCCAGCGATCACCCATCCAGTTCTGCGGGTCGTAGTCGTAGGGCGCATCGATGGCCCACGGCTTGCCGTTCAGCTCGGCAATCTGCTCAGGCGTCGGGTCGCGCGGGAAGAACTTGGTCGGCTGCAGCTTTACCCGCAGCATCCCGGCCACGATCGACTCTGCGGCGATTAGCTTCTTCCAGATGTAGTCATCGCTCAGGCTGACGTCGGGCATGATCGAGCCAGCCAGCAGCATGAGGTTGTCGCGACGGATGGCAGCGATGGCGGAAAACTTATTCGGGAACAGCGCAGAGCCCATTACGGGGGTAGCGACGAGCTCCGCCTTGATGAACAGCATGATCGTCTGGGTGGCACGCTTACCCTCGACCGTCTCGACGGTATTCTGGATCGAGTACCAGGTGTCGACAGCCCCGCCAGACGCCCAGAAAGACGTGAAGGTTTGAGTATGCTGCTGGTTTGACAGCGACAGCCCAGCCGGAGACACGCTCCAGGTGCTGGACGCGATCGGATCGGAAGCCGAGGCAATCGAGCTCCAGTCAAGCGAGTAGTCCAGGGAATCCCCCGGGCCCTGCTCGCCCCAGATGCTGTCGCCGCTTACGTTGAGGGTTCCCATGTTTTACACCTGTAATCCTATGGCTTTGGAATTATCGCCTCACGACTACCACCGGCAGTGACCGGTACCGGGGCGGACGGCTCGCCTGCCTTTACGGATCGCTGCTCCAGCGCCACAACGATCACCCGGCGGGACATAGCCACCGGAGTGCCGGCAGACGGAGGCCGCAACAACGACGTGAAGTCTCGGGCCGCCACTGCTTCCTGCACCGACAGCAGCACGTCGACAGAGCCGAGGACAGAATCATCCGCCAGGCCAGGCGCAATCACAAAAGCACCAAGCAGGCCGGTGGCTGACGCATCATCCAAGGCGAATACCAACTCGTCCTGCGAAGCGCCGGTGGCAAGCAGCGAGAGCGCATCATCCAGAGCAACTGCCAGCTCCTCCGCCACAGCCTGCACCGTGAGCGCAGCGCCAGCATGCTCGACAGACAAAGCGAGCTCGCTGATGGAGGCCGATACGGCGGCAGCAGCAGACACCCCATCACCGGCAGCCACAAGCTCACCAGTGACCGCAAAGGCAGCCATTTGCCCACTAACCACATCGACGGCGGCAACACCATCCGACTGGCTTGCGAGCACGACGATCAGCATCGAGCTCGAATCCGAGGCAGCGGAAGCCTCCGTGACCGAGGCTCCAGACATGCGTAGCGCCGAGAGTCCATCGGCAGCAGTCGCTACCGCAACAACAGAGGCACCAGTAGCGCGAGCAGCAGCCAGGGCATCGCTGGCCACCACAGCCTCGGAGCGCGCAACCAGAAGAACTGCGCCGGCCGATAGGCCGTCAGAGGCTGTAGCGGCCTCAGCAATCCCGGCAGGGCGAGAGGCATTGCCGGACAGTGAGTCAGCGGCAGCGCCAACCTCAGAGGCAGAGGCAAGCAGAGCAGACAGCGCAGAAGGGGAGTCTGCAGCCGTGGCTGGCTCGGCACGAGAGGCGCCAAGCTGAACCATGGCGCCAGGTGCGTCGTTTGCCGTTACAGCCTCCGTGCGCCCCACCAGCAGCACGACCACACCAGACAGGGAATCGGCCAGGCTTGCCGACTCGACAGCAGCAGCGAGCAGCGTAGCCTCAGCAGAAGGCTGGTCCGCAGCGGCGACAGGCTCAGCCCTTGACGCAAGCAAAACGGCCGTGGCGGAAAGGCCGTCAACCGCCGAAACAGGCTCAGCGCGCGCCGCCAGAAGCGCTGCAGCAGCGACAACCAACTCGCCAGCAACAGACGCCTCTGCCAGCGCCACGTTGTGGGTTGTTGAGCCAGCAGTAACGGTGGCGTCCTGGGCATGGTTCGCCCCGGCCGCCTCAAGCAAGGCCACAGTGTGAACTACGGCAGCCTGGCCGAAGTAGGCGCTCGGCAGGATAAGCGCCGTGGCCCAGTCGTATCGACTACCAGGGGCCTTCAGCAGCTCTCTCACTCAGGCTACCCGTGTGCGATCTTGCCGCCGCCGCGAACGGTGCCGGTAGTGGTGGTGCTGGTCAGGACGACAGGAAACAGGCAGCTGCTGTTATAAATCTCCGGAAGCCCGAGCGCTGCCCAATCGGCCACGTACTTAAAGTTGGCCATCGGGCAGCCGATGGTCATGCGCGGTCGAGTTGCGGTCACGCCGAAGCTGCCCGCCGTACCTGTGGTGGCCGACAGTGTGACGCTGGTAATCGCCCTGATGAACTTGCCGTCCCCGGCGGACGGAATCAGGCCATTCAGTGGCAGCATGAAGCTGGCAGGTCGTGTCGCAGCCAGCGACGCAGACAGAGTGCCTGTCGTGCCGTCGTTATAGGTCACAGCCACTGTCGCGGTTACAGCCGTAGCACCAGTCGCGGTGTACCACTCAAGCCACCACTGGATATCGGAATAATTGGCGTCACCGATGCGCCCTGCCAAGTTGTCACTGGACAGCGCAGAGAAGTCGATCCCGACAGTCTGCGCCGTGGTCACCGTGCCGCTAAGGCCACCCATATGCGCAAGACGATCGTGAATCTCGACGGTCATCGCGGCGTTACTGGTGGCCGCCTCAAGGTAGGCGCCATAACTGGTGGCCGGCGCCACTTGCTGACTGAAGCCAATAGCTCCTACCAGCGAATGGTTACAGACCGCAGCAGCGGCAGGGATAGCCCCCTGACCTGGCTGACCAGTCGCGCGCCACAGACTGACGTAGGTGCTCGCTGCCTGTGACGCGATACTTGCCTTATCGAGCACGATGCGGCTGCTGTTGTTACCCAGAGCCTTAACGATCCCGTCCAGCGTCTCGATGGCCATGCCTTACTCCGGCTGTTCTTCCAGTTTTTCCGCAGGAAAGTAACGCTCCTGCAGGTCACCTTCAGCGTCGGTGTAGCGCACCAGGTACTGCGGCTCACCGTCGACGAATGCACCGCCGACGACCTCACCAGTAATGACTGGCAGAATTACGCGAACTTGCGCACCAGCTTTGAGAGCCATAGTGATCCCCTTACAGACTGGCGCTGTAGCTCACGGACAGGGTGTCACCACTCTGCACGGGCTTGTCGCCACCGCTGAACAGGCCAGCGGAATAAAGAATGCCGGTGGTTCCACCCTTGGTGCTGTTGGCGATCAGGAAGCAGCCCTTGATCGTCTCCGAAGCGTTCATGGTGAAGGTCGCCGGCGAGGAAAGAGCCTTACTGCCAGCCGCAGCCGAAGCCCAGGCCGCAGCGGGACGAGTACCCTGCGAATAGCTCGATGACTCAGTCCAGCCAGCGTGCGAAGCGGCAGTGTCACCCACGGCAGGGCCGGTGGTGTAACTGGTCGAGCCGATCAGGCCGAGATACCAGGCAGCGGTATAACCGGAGCCAGCCAGGTACTTGTCCAGGGCATCGTTCTTGCCGGCAGTGGTGACGAGGTTTTCAATCTCCTCACTCCACTTGAGCTGGCCATCAGCGCCACGGCACTCGACCACATAATGGCCGTGCGCCTCAGCCACTTCGGCAGCGCCTACGTTTCGAGCGATACTGGCGGCAGACAGGCCGCGAGCGTCCACAGACTCGGTATGCATGAGGCCCCCTTAGAAGAACTGTTCGTCGCTTTCGCCAGCGTCGGTGCCAGCATCGCCAGTAGCCTCGCCAGCACCAGCAGCGGCAGCCTCAGCATCCTCGGCGCCAGCCTCAGACACTTCGACCTCTTCAGCCTCGATGGCGGCAATCAGCTCGGGCTTGGTCATGGATTCGCAGCCGGCAATCTCCATGCCTTTCGCGATTTCCAGCAGCTCGGCCTTTTTCAGCTCGCTCAGCACGCGAACATTGCCATCGGTATCTTGCACGCCAGCCAAGGTGCCAGTCAGCACGGGCTCAGCAGCAGGAGTTGGCTGGGCAACAGGAGCAGGAGCTTTGACCTTTGGCACCAGGTGCTCCGGAATCTCGTCGGCGTCAGCCAGGCGGAAGCCTTCGATCGCCAGGAACTGCTCAGCCAGATCCGCAGCCACAGGATGCGAGATGGAGAAGCTGCCCAGCGGCTCGAACGGCACACCATTGATCATGGGCAGGAAGCCCGGCATTTCACGAATTACGTTGTTCATGCTTTCAATCCTCTGGTGGATAAAGGGCGGCCTAAGCCGCCCTTTATTAGACCACGCCTATTAGCCGAACGGCTTCCAGGTCGCGCTGCGCGGCACGATGTTCTTGATCACAACGTGCTGGTTACGCTTGGAGATTCGCAGGTAACCGCAGATCATCTGCAGCCACGGGATGATCGGGCTGTTAACAGCCGCCATCGGAATCTTCATCATCGGCAGGAACTGGCGCCAGGCAATGGCGTGATCCGAGGCCGACATATTCAGCGCATACGAGCAGGTGGTGCCAGGAATCTCGCGGTTCTTGTCCACATACACGGTGGAGCCGGCGGTGCGAGGCACGCGGACCATTTCGCGAACGTCGGACAGAGCAGCGGTGCCGTTCTTGCGACCACGGTAGATCACATAACCAGTCTCCTGCTGACCAGCAGAGGCGGTGATGGTGATAGTGACCTGCTGACCAGCAGCAACGGTCACAGCGCCACCGGTGGCAGCAACGGCCTCGGTTTCGCCCTTCTCGTTGATGCCGGTCACGAAGTACACATAGGTACCGTTGTGGGCGGCCTGCCAGTAGGAGTCAGCACCACCAGCGCCAGCAACAGCAGTCATCGCGGCCGGCTTGAAGGCAGCGTTGGCAACAGCGGCAGCAGCGTGAATCTGGTTGCGCAGCTGGAACGGCAGCTTCATCTTCTCGTCGCGGATGAAGACGTCGTTCTTGGTCGCGATAGCGCCATACGAAGTCTGGATCGCACGAACGTGAGTGCCATAGGCGATGCTGTTCGGGCTGTTATCCAGCGCGACACGGAAAGCCGGGTCCAGGTTGGTGTTCAGGTCAGTCTGCACCGACGGCGGCAGATACAGGTCGGTGATCTTGCCGAAGTTGCCGAAGCCGAACACGGTCTCAGCGGCCTTCATGATCGGCGATACGTCGTCCAGAGCGGCGCCACGCATATCGATCACATGGTCGGCACTGTCCAGGCTTTCGATCTGAGCGCGGATGCCCGGGAAGGACTTCGGCAGCACCAGGTCGTCGCCTTCGAACAGGCTGAACTCGATCGAGGACAGGAGCTGCTTGGTACCGTTTACGGTTTCCAGAGCAACAGCGTCGGTGATGTTGTTCTGCGACTGCAGGACGATCGGGACCTTACGGTAGGTGGTCAGGTACTTAACCTTGCCAACCATACGGGCATAGATGCCGTTGGTTTCCTGAGCGGCGCCGTCCTGGTCGTTGAAGCTGTCACCCAGGAAGCCACCGATCGAGGACTGCTCAGTCCATTCATCCAGCACGGCGGTAGCCTTCGGCTTCGGCAGCTGGTTGAACAGGGCAAAGTGCTGGTTTTCCTGCACGGTAGCCTGCAGAGTGGTGTCCAGGGACTGGATGCGCAGCGCGGAGCCGCCCTCCAGGCTGGCCATGTCAGAGCCGTAACCGGCCTGGAGCGACTTCTGCAGCTCTTCGAGCTGCTGAGTGCCCATCTCACCGGCAGTAGCGACGCCGGAGGTGTTCGGGTTGGTCAGAAAGTCCATCTATAATCCTCCGGGATTACTGAAGTTTGGCCAGTACGTCGGCCGGATACGGCACGCCGGACTGGAACGAGAGCTCACAACGGGCGACTTCACTCGCGGTGAGTTTGCCAGCCTGCTGGGCGCTCAGGGCTTTAGCCATGATTTCGCCAGGCAGAGGGGCAGGTTCGGACTTGGTCAGGGCCTGCTCGCCAGCGTTGGGCTTTTCAGCCACGCTCACGACAGTCTTGCGACCCCGGCCTTGGGAGGCCAGCTTGTCCAGGCGGGTAGCCATGGACTTGATCATTTCACCCTGACTCTCGATGGTGGACAGGGTGGTCTGCAGGGCCTTAGCCAGGACAGACTCCTGAGAGTCGAGGCGGCCGATCAGGGACTTGATGAGGTCGGTGGCGTCGATCGCCTCCACTTCCTCACCGTCCATGACGGCGGTCATAGACTTGCCAAACGGCTCGCCTTCACCTTCGTCATCGGCATCATTGTCGGTATCGTCGCCTTCGGCACCTTCGGCACCTTCACCGGCAGCGGCTTGGATCGCTTCGTCATCCTCGCCGTCTTCTGCCGGGAGCGACTTAGCCAGGGTTTGCTGCTCATCAGCTTGTGCTTGAAGCTGAGCGAGCAATTCTTCGAATTGGCTCATCGTTTGCTCCGTTTGGTAAGACCAGATTTCAAATCGCTAAGGAAGCGATCCACCCACTCCGTCGCCTCATCGCGCGACAGACTGAATACCCGGCAGCTGTAGTCGACCAGGGAGTCCTGGCTGACTTTCGAGACTGCGGATTTCTTGAGATCACCAGCGAGACGATCGCGGTAATCGAAATAGCTCTGCGGCACGCCATCCAGGGACTGGACACGCAGCGCACTGCCGCCGGTTAGGGTCGCCACATCGGTGCCGTAGCCAGCCTCAAGGGACTTGACCACGAAACCACCGAGAGACTTGGCAAACACCCCGATCGGGGCAGCCTGGGCAGCAGGAAGGTGCTGATTGACCGGTGTGCGGCTCAGCGCGACGTTGGTCCAACGGACCTTTGTCACGACGCCCACTTTGTTCTTGGTCGCCGGGTCAATCTGCACGCTTTTGGCCAGCACGGAGCCACCCACAGACGGGTACCAGCGAGCCGGAGGATTGAGCTGGGTCATCGACTCCCAGACCATGTTCGCGTTGCGAGCAAGCTCGCCGGCGCCCTTGTAGAGTTGCGCCTTCACGAATGTGCGATCACCGCGCACGGTCACATCAACGGGGCGACCGACCTCATACGCCATCGGGTTAGCCAGGCCCATGCGGGTCCCGAGGATGGTGTAGTGGTCGATATCGATGTTGCCGAACTTGAGGAAGTGCGAGGCGCTCTCCTCGAGTGCCTTGGCCAGGACGCGCTCACCCTGTTGATCGACGCCCTCGTTAGAGGCCTCGAAATAGATGTAGCGCTCCCCGCCTTCCTCGGAAGGCGTAGCTTTCAGCAACGTATCGACGCTGAAAAAGTCGGGAATGCCTGCAAGAAGCTGCTCGTCGTTCATGAGGCAATCCTGCCGTCACGACACTCCAGCAAGGGAGCAACAGGCAAAAAAAGCCGCCCGCAAAGGGCGGCTAAGTCCCACGGTAGCGTTACAGGTTGAGCGCGGACTTTGCCCGAGCAATGACGGCGCTAAGCTGGGCACGCTCTGAAACGAGAGACAGGTAGCGGTCCTGAGCTGCAGGCGGGGCAATCTCGATGCCTGGGCGAGCGCGAGTGATTGCAGCCTGCACATCTTCCAGGCGCTGCTCGGCCAGCTCGAGGATTCGACGCTCAGCAGCCTCAGTGCGAGCAGCCAGGGCGCCCAGCTCACCGAGGCGAGTGCGCGTTGCATCCATGTGCGCCTTCATGACCGAACCTCGGCCAGGCACAAGGAGCGAAGGCCAGGAGCCTGAATGGTGTAGCAGGTGCCCGAGTCATTCCTGGCTTTCGCCAGGCAGTAAGCGCGCGCATCAGGATCAGCGACGGTGTAGCAGGAGCCATCGTTTGCCAGAGCCTGGCCAGACAGCAGCAAAAGAAGAATTAGAACCACGGGTTTCATGAGAAGCCCTCCCTTGTTTTCGTCAGATTAGCTCGCCCTGCGCGCTTTGGGCAGCCATCCGTCGCTGATTAATGAAATGCGCCACACCGGTGTCATCCAAGCCTTCCATGGGATCAGCCATCATATCCTTGAGGGCATACTTCTTCTGCAAGCGTTCGCGAGACTTGAAGGCTTCCTTGTGGTTGGCCACCAGGTCGATCAGCTCCACGTTGTTCTTCTGGCCAAGGCGATGGATGCGGGCATTGCGCTGGCTGTGGGTCTTGGCGGTATCTGGAACGTCGTGCTGGATCAGGTACTGGCCAGACTGCAGGTTCATCCCGACAGCACCGGCGTCCGATGCGATCAGAATGTCAGCCTGAGCCTCGCCCTGCTCCGGGTTGAACAGTTGGCGCTTGCGGTTTTTCTCGGCGCCACTGTCGCTGCCCGTGATGGTCACAACACGCTTCCCGGCCTTCTCCAGCGCAGACTTGAGAGCCTCGACAGACGCGCGATTCCGAGCAAACACCACCCCCTGCTTGCCAGGGCGGGCAGCCACATGCTGCAGGGTGCGATTGACCAGAGCATTGTCCGGATGGGTGTAGATCACCCGCTTGATCGCTGAAGACTTCACGATCCCCAGGCTTTTCTGGATCGAGTCGGCCATGTTTTCGTGCTCGGACTCCGGCAGGCCTTCGAACGAAGATGGCGAGATGGCCTTTGCCGCAGCGATATCGACCTTACCCTGCGACCGAGCCCGGCGGGCAGCGGTCAGGTGCTGGTTCAGTTCGCCGAGGGCTTGCTTCTGCGACTCGGACAGTTCGACCACATCCTCGGTGCGTTTGGCCTCCACATCAGGCGCGATAGTGGCCGGGAACACATACCGTGCCATTTCACGCTTGAGGGCATTCTTCGAGGCGATGGTGTCAGCACCGTACCGGCGCATGAACTGAGCCCGATCGGCATACCGCTCAGGATCCAGCTTCTGCAGCATGGAGTGAATCTCGGAGGCGTCGTTCTTCACCGGGTCGCCGGACGCATAAATGTAGTGCGGGGTGTTGTCGGAAACCGAGTCGATGACGTTAGCCAGGCTGGAATTTTCCTTCCCGGCACGGTTGAGAATGTCGTGGGCCTCATCGACAAAGGTCGCGTCGAAGTTCATCCCTTCCTTGGCCATGACTTCCGCAGCCCAGGCCTTACGCTCAGCAGGTGACATAGCGCCCAGCTTTTCGACCATGGCCTGCTCATCGATCCCGGCATGCTTGGCCCCCAGGTGGACCATATCGTCGCGGAACGATTGGTGCGTCATCACTGCGAAGTGGGTGTCCGGGTCCTTGTACGCAGCCAGGCGAGATTCACGGCTGGCGCCAGGCTCAATGTGCCACTTGAACTTGCCAGCATCGAGCAGGCGCAGGGCCTCACCGGCAAACTGGCCTTGCACGATGCTGGGCACCAGCATAATCGCCCGCTTCGCCTTGCCCAGGCCGTGCAGATGGGCGAATGCGCCGAGCATGATGTTGGTCTTGCCGGAGCCGGCCCCGAAGGCCAGACCGACACGCTTATTGGCGGCCACCATCTTGATCGCGCGCTGCTGGTTTACATACTTGCCAGACATGCTGACATTCCAGAGCTTCGTCGGCTGGCCGGGTTTGAAGTTCTGGCCGACCACACCCATCATGCCGGCAAGCTGGCGCTCAGCAGCATGGCCCAGAGTGTGGCGCTCATCATTTGCCAGCGGAGCGGGAGCCTTCTGGGCGCCATCATCAGCACCGCCGAACAGGTCCTCGGAGGAGAAGAAGCCCATCTGGGACTGCTCGAAGGCGGCCTTCTGCTCCAGGGCCGCATCCATTTTCTCCTTGACGCTGCCGGAGGCGTACTTGCCACCTACCCGATCGCGCATGCTGTCGGCGAGCTCGCGCTGCTTGGCCAGGCGAGCCTCGCGAGCATCAGGATCAACGGCCTCCAGGTGGTTCAGGTTGTTGCGCACAACCTGCTTACCCAGCTTGAGCGGGCTGTCCGGATTCAGCTTGTTATGAGCGTCGACAAAAGACTTTGCCACCTTCGAGCGGACCATATCCTGCACCGACTCGTAGGCCTTGGCAGTGCCGCCCATAACCTTGATGTACTTGGACCAGGTGAGAGACGAGGCGTTTACCTGGGCAGCCAGGTCGTCGCGCTTGGTGCGCCACTCCTGCCATTCCGGGTTTACCACCGTCTCGCCGAACATATCGACGGTCTCTTTTTCCGGCTCCTGCGCCTGCAGGGCAACCAGGTCGGACTTGAGCTGCGCGCCCTGCTTGCTGTCGCGGGCAAGGTTACGGGTAAAGAACTCGCGCAGGGACCGCTGGTCCTGGTGGTTCAGTTCGCCGATCTGCTTATAGGCCGCAGTGCCCTCTGGCGTTTCCGACAGGGCGCGGTGCAAAGCATCGACCGCCTTCTGGTCGACCTTGAACTTTTGCCGCGAAAGGGTCGTGCGATCGCCGCCCAGGCTGGCAACGTGATCGTCGGCATATTGCTCGAAGGCGCCAGCCAGCTCCTCGGCGCGCTGCATCTTGCCGTCGGCACCCTTGAGCGGAGCCACGGCATCCAGGGCGGCACGGTACTCGGCGGCGCGATCAGCGCCCACCTTCGAGAAGAAGTCGGCAGATTGCACATCAGCCAGGATATCGGCCGGTGAGTCACCATCGGCGGTACGCCCACCGATGTAGGAGCGCAGGGACTGCTGCAGATCAGGGCCTGCCTCGAAAGGCTTGGCCAATTGCTCAGCGACGCCAGGCTTGACGTCCATGGCCAGATCCGGGCGATTGGCGACTCCCAGCGGGAGCCAGCCGTCCTCGTCCTGGTCGCCACGAATAATGCTGAGGTTACGGTGCACCTGCTGCATATCCGCGCGAGCAACCGGCTTTGCCAGGCGATCCATACCGGAGCCATTCACGGTCAAGAAGGTATCGCCGCCGACCTTCTCCAGGGTGTAGTCGCCCGGCATCAGGCCGATGGCGCGCACCTGCTGAATGGCCTGCTCCAGGCCGGTCTTGCCCAGAGAAATCTGCAGCTCGTCCTGCTTGCCTTGCTTCATGGCCAGCACAAGCGAGGCGTTAGCCTCCATTTCCCCGAGAGCCTGCCCGAGGATGCGCTGGGCGTCGCCGATAGCGGCACGACGGCGTGAGTTGAGCTCCTGGGCAACAGTGAGCTCGGCGCCAGACTGCGCCTCCTCAGACAGCTCGATCGCCTTGGCGGCATCGGTCAGATCGCGGGCCTTCTTCAAGGCCTCGGTGCTTGCCTGCATGTAGTGGTTCAGGTGCCAGTCCTGCACGCCGTTGGTAACGTGCTCCAGCTCCTGCGGATCAAGGTCATTGTGAAAGCGGCGAGCCAACACCTGAGCAGCGCCAGCCACGCCGAGCACATCCACAACGGAGCGATCGACCAGGGCATCACCGCCAACGGCCAAGGCCAGCGAATTGATCGAGTTGTAGGCGCCGACACCGATATGCCCGCCCAGCGTCTCCTCCGGCTTGGCGCCGGCGATCTTACCGACCTCAGACAGGAAGGCGCTGGTCTGCGCAGTACGGAGCTCGTTCTCAACGTCCTGCTTGGCGGCCTCCTCCAGATCGGAGGGCTCCGACGATTCGATGACGAACGCCTTCGGCTCCACCGGGCCCTTCTCAAGATCGGCATTGGCATCGCGCGCCTGCCGTTCGATAGCGGCCAAGCGCTTGCCTTCTTTGACCAGCTCGAGTGCATCGGTGGCGCTCAGCAGGGAGGCGTCAGCAGAAGGCGCGGCAGGCTCCTTCACGCCTTCGAGCTCCTTGGCGATCAGGGCCGCAGACTCGCCACGAGCAAAGGCAGCCGCGCGCTGCTCAGGCGACAGGCCGGCCAGCTTGGCCTGAGTGGCCTCCTTCTGCAGCTCCTCGGAGCTGAGGCCGGCAGCCTGAGCGCGCCCCTTGTAATCAGCCTGAAAGCCGAGGCCAGCCTTGGACTCCTTCATCGGATCCAGATCGGCAACCGACAGCTTGTCATCGTCCCGGGTGAAAAGCGGAATCTCGCCAATCCCAGCATCGGCCCGGGCGCTGGCATCGTTCACCAGGCGATCGCGGCTCTGCTTGATCACCTGCTTGGCGCGGGAGAGCAGCGCCGCGTGATGCTTGGCCCGCAACTTGTTCTGCGCAGCCTGCGAGAGGTGCTCGTAGTCAGCAGCCGGGAATTCCAGGTCTTCCTTGTTCCACCCGGCCTTTTTGGCAACAGCCTCGATCACCTGGCGTTCAGCCTGGCGCTTGGCGGTCTTGATTTGCTCGCGAGCTGCCTGCTTGGCCTCGTGCACGCCGGCGGCCTTGTCGGCGGCGATCTGCTCCTTGCGCTGCGAGCGCTTCTCCTCGGCGCGCGCGGAGGCCTCCTGCTTGTACTGCTCCTTGGACTTCACGCCGCGCAGTTTCAGGTAGTTCAGCGAACCACCGGCGCCGCCGATCACGCGCGCCGAGCCGTCGGGCTGGGGCTCGATCAGGACGGGTTGACCTTTGGTGCCAGGGCCATTCGGGTGGACGGTGACCCATTGCGCGCCAGGTGGAATCTGTGAGGCCTTGAGCAGTAGTAGGACTTTTCGCATGAGAACATCATGCGGTCACGACACATCGACGAAGCTGTTCTTCTTCCGAAGATTGTCTACCCAAGGCAGCGGGCGCAGATTGTAGTGAACATGGAGTCCGCACACGTTTTGCCCAGCGATCGGAACAATGTGGTCAACGTGATGCGGAATCCCCGTCTCCAAAGTGAGACGCTCTGCCAGCCGATATACATCAAGGATCAGTGCACGATCAGCCCACAAAGGGGTTGCTCGCTTTACGCGCTTCTTACGCAGAGCGTTAAGGTGCAGAATCCTCGCCTTGTTTTCCTTCAACCACAGCTTTCTAGCGGCGGACAGGCGCTCTCGATTCTTGGCGTAGTAATCCTTTTTCTTCTTGTTGATCGCCTCTTTGTTTTTCTCGTACCGCGCTCTGTTGCGAGGGCCGATTTCGCCTTTCAGCTCCTCCCAGCGCTTGCGGTCGTAATCGGAGCGCACCTCCTTGGCGCCAGGTCTTGCTCGCAATATCGCCGCACGCTCGCGGTGGCAGGCGATGCATTTCTTGTTTGACGTGAGACGCAGATCAGCGTGGCCGCTTGGGCAGAGAATCCCAGGAAAATAATGGCGAAGTCCCCGATCTTTGGCGGTTGACCGAGAAATAATGTGCAGGTGCATACATTGCTTTGGTGGTCCAGTGGCGCCCTAACTTAGCGTCTGTTTCAGCCATGCTGCAAATTCAGCATCGTCGCCCGGATGCTCCTCGATCACCGGCACCCATCTTCCTCGACAATGAGGGTGAGATAGACCAGCGGGTAACCAATATTGTTCCTCCTGTGGCCGTGGCACCAGCACGTTGCCCAGGCGTTTGCGCGGCGAGGCCGAGCGGCCGACGTTGTTCTTGCCCGGCCAGATCATGGTGTCCGGGTCCTTGTTCGGGTGATCAGCAGACACGACGGTAGCTATCTTGCCGTCGATCTTCCGGCAGAAGCCGCAGGCATTTTCGTACTGCTCCACTCGCTCGACCCGGGTGCCAGGCGGCAAGCTGGCAATGAAACCCTGCAACTGCGCCTCGCCAGCCTCGGTCACAGCAATCCGGCGCCAGTCGCGGTTGAGGGTGGCAAACTGGTCGACCAGCTTGGACTGCAGCGATGTACCAGGAACGCCGGCCGGCTTGGTCTGCACCTCCTCGAGGTGCTGCAGTACGGTCGAGCGCATGCGATGACGCACGCTCTCGGACAGAGCCCGGACATTCTCCACGGCACGCACACGAGCAAAGTCCAGCGCCGCTCGCTGCATGGCGGAGAGCTTGAATTGACTGGCGGCAGCAGCCACGGTCGAAGGAAGGGCAGCAAGGATGGTGTCGGCTGCCTTTGCTGTCACGGCAGCAGCGGCCATATTCGCCTGCACCTTGCCCATCATTCCCGCGCGGGTGGCCAGCCACTCGGCCTCAGTGGCTAGATCGTCAGCAGGCAGATAGCGCTGCACGACGTAATCGACGGCCATCATGTGATCATCCAGGGTCCACTGCGCCGGCGGCAGACTCTCCAGGTACAGCTTGACCACATCGAGCTCGGTCGGCGACCAGCGCTCCATCATGCCAGGGCGAACCACAGGCCCTGCATTCGAACGATGCTTTGCGCCAGACAGGAGCGCCTGCAGCTGCTCGTTGACCTCACTCAGGCGATCGAGCCCGCGCTTGGTGAATAGCTCGACCAGGCGACGCAGCAGCAGAGATTCGTGGGGCTTCCAGATCGAGCCGTCCCGGTCATTCGTGGACTTGAAAATGAACTCAAGCGCATCGTCGGTGGCCTGCTGGCTCAGCGGGAACAGATCAACAAAAAGTGCCATTCTTTGCTCGCTCGGTTGGTGGCCGGAGGACCGGCAATAACGCGCCGGCCCTCCAGCACTTCCCCGATACGACTACCCAGCGGGCTCAGGGCTGCGCTCTTCGCTTTGCCTG